TCTTAACTCCTTGGCAGTCATCACCCAAGGGCTTGATTTACTATAACCCAAAGTTGCAGGTACGCTTAACTGTGTACTGTCCACAAAATTGGCGGTCATGTCCGTACCGTCAAAACTTTGGGCAATATAGGGCATCGGTCTCCAGATGATATCATTTGCCTGTTCCATCATGGCATCATCGGTGCGGTATAAAGATACATTTTTGCTTAAGACAAGCGCGTCTTCATAACCTAAGCAAATGTCTTCGAAAGCAACTCGTTCTTCTTTAGAAAAAGCGTTAGCCATTTTTATTACCTCTTGTTATTTAGCAGCACGCCTCTTTTTACGTCGATATTCCAGCGTTTTGGAAATGTCATTCGTTTTTTGGGATCGTAGCCGCTCTAAGTTTTGATCACTCGAACCACTTAACCGCCCGGTGCCTTGCACCGATTTTTCAGGAGAAGTTTTAGGTTTTCTTTTCGACATTTTAATGTTGCTTTCCATCCGGCCGATACGGTGAGCGAAAATCAAGGGGTCTTTTATAGCCGACAACTCCCTTGACTTATTTGGGTTTTTGCCCAAGGCATAAACCATCATAGCCGGGTTGTCTGATGCATGGATAATGATACCCTGCTGGTCCCGGTTGAAGATATCTTCCACCGTTGTTTCTGCATAACCAAAGTCTTTGACTCTTAGTTTCTGCTTGTTTTGCTGGTACGTGTTTAACTTTTGATTCCATTCCGCATCTTGCTGTTGCCGAACTTGAGCCATTCGTGTGTTTTCAACGTCATGTTTGGCTTTAAGTGCATGCCATTCGTCATTTTTCTTAGCGAATAACTCGGCGTCATAGTCACAACCTTCAATTGTCGGTTTCGGTCCTAAAGGCGGCGTTGTGGGTTCAAATTGATTTAGTTTTTGTTGTAGTTCCGTGTTCTCCCGGCTTTTTTGCTTAAGACGGTTTCGAAGATCTTTGATCACCGGCGATTCGGTCTTTTGTGATTGATGTTGCTCATCTTCATCACCGAAAGTTATGATATCTTCATCATAAGTGTCTTCTTCGGTTGATTCGGATTCAGATTCAGATTCGGACCCGGCTTCTACCTCTGCTTCTTCTTCGGATTTCTCTATATCTTCCTGGATGTCTTCATCTTCAACAGCTTTTTGTTCGGCTTCTTCAAGTGTATCAACCACCGGTGTTTCTTCAATAATCTCAGCCATAATGGTTACCTTTCTCTCATGCGGTTTAAGGCGGCATGGTGGCCGGTTACTCATGCAGTTTAAGGCGGCATGGTGGCCTTTACTCATGCGGTTTAAGGCGGCATGGTGGCCGGTTGATTCATAATATTTTGTGTTTCAGTCAGATCTTTGACGGTCTTGACCGTTGATTGTTGTTCTTCTCTGCTCATCTTGCTTAAGGTTTCAGCCGTCTCCGCTTTGGTTTTTTCCGCCTTGGCAGCGGCAAGCATTGTATCGGCCTGGGCTTTCTGAGCATCGGCCATGGCTTCATTTGCCAATGCCGATAAATATTGCTGTTCCGGCCCCGGCTGTTGTTCGGCGGCCTGAGCAGCGGCTATTTGCTCTTGTTCCTGCTCTGTCGGTTCTAAAACGCCCATGGACACAAGTTTTTTGCGGTAAAACTTGCGGACTTCTTCGATGCCTTCTCCTTCCATGTTCATCATGGCCATAGCTGTAATGACCGCCTGATCCTGGGGATCGGCGGTCATTTGGAGCATGGCGGTTAAGGCGCGTACCGATGCATTCCTTTTGGACGACGTTGACGGCCCGATGGAACAAACAAGATCGTATTTTGCATTTTTAAAATCGTTTTCGTACTCTATCGCGCCGGTTTCTTCGTTGATGACCGGCTTCATTAATTCGATGGATTCGGCTTCTTTTTGTTGTCCTAATATCTTTAGATTCCGGTTGTCCTCTACATATAGATCTCTTGCCATTGACAGCCAGATTTCACCGCTTCGTTTTTCGGCTTTAGCCATATTTGAAATGTAAATAAAACTTTGCATATCAAGGCGGTTTTGGATTAATTCAACCGCTTTGCCGCTGATGTTGGGTACAACTTCTTCGGCGGCTTGCTGATTGCCTAAAATGTCCTGTATATCCGTTTCTGTCATTTGTAGCAGTGCGGCCATGGCAGGGGGGACATTCGGTGATCTTGTGTAACCGACAGGGCCAGATGGGCTTATGTTCCCGTTTTGATCGATGATGGAATTTAAAAGAAGATAGGGCCAATTCTTGATATTATCGACGGACCACATATACTCATGACCGGCGACCTGATCGGGCGTTAAAATTGGCTTTTCTACAGATGACAATGCGCTGATTTCTCCAAGCTTTGACACCTGCATATTTTTCAAGCGTTGGGCGTCTTTGGCATTGCGCACATGGCCTTTACAACGCTCTACGTTATCCACATACCAACGTTTGCCGTACATCGGAACGATAGGAATGCAACTACCTGCAATATAACCGCAATCTTCTAAGACTCTGGATCCGTTTAAGATATATTTGTGGACACGTTTTTTATGGACCTTTTTTTCCCTAACCTTACGTGACCCGGTAGCCGTCAACATTTCAAAAAGATTAGGATCATTTTCAAAATCTTCATTTACATAACGCTGTTCGTTGCCGTCCATACCTTCCCATATCTGGACGGTGTAGGGCATTCGCTCGACAACGTAGTATTCAGCTACATAAACAACATCAGGCGTTGACCAATCAAATTCAGTGTCCATGATCTCTTTGGGCCAATCGCTCGGACTATCGCCATATTCTTCGGTATAAGTATCACGGGGTAGGGGATTTATGACAAAACACCGATCGGCGTCGGCTTTGTCTTGCCGCTTTGCGTTTAGGGAGAAAAAGACTGTATTGTCTGCGTCAAAAATGGGTTCAAATGCAATCCGTTGGTATTCGTTTTCGTCGTCTTCTTCATCTTCGTAGACGGCCTTTAATCGCCATGCTCCAAAACCACCGGCGACGGCTTCGTCATAGGCGTTATCTTTGGCTTCCTGGGCACCTGAATCTTCTTCGTCTGCTCTATATCGTCCGTCGCAGACATCGGCCAAAGAATCGTCCTTGCCGTCTTTTGGTATAAAATCAACGGTTATCCGGTTGTTACGGTATTCGTTATAGATCCGCATGCATGACAATTCGACTTTGTTGACCTCAAATTTGGGCTTATTCTCGAATTGGTCGCCTAGATCACCTTCCCATTGAGCACCGGCAATGCTGACAAAACGCCGGTCCTCTAAACACTGCTCACGTTCTTCTCTTACAGTTGATTGTATGTCGTCGAAGATTCTTAGGGCTTCGGAATGGATTTTAGAGAGTTTTTTAGGCATACGGCACCAAGGCAATAAATCGTTTATGAATTTTCGATTTATTTTCAGCCGGTCCCCCGGCCTCTACCTTGGTTTTTACGGCAGGTAAATCTATATTAAATCAGCGGCTTTATAATAGTCAATATTAATTATTCAGTTATGAATAATCAGATTATAATAATCATTACTGAATAGTACTTTAAAAATATGATTTTGTGGGTATCGGTTTGGCTGTTGTCACCTTTTTTTGTAGCCGTCTTTCTCCTTCTAACGCATATCGTAACGCATCTATAACATGGTTATGCTTATCGTCTAAAATCGGTAAGACCTTTTCGGTTTGTTTATCTATCTTGTAGCTATAAAGGCTTACTTCATCAGCGACATGGGGGCATCTTGTGTGGACGATGATATCGTATGTCTTTAAAAATTCAACGCCGTCTTCAAGACTTCCGGCCCCTTTAATGGCGCCATAAATCTTAGGAAAGCCGTGTTTTTTCATGTGGCTGATAGTTTCGGGTCTTGCGCTATCTGATATGATCGGCCATCGGTCCGACCCCGGCACGGTCCTAAATAGATCCGGAGTATCGATAATTTCACAACCGACTTCGTAGGCCTCATAATCGACAAATAAGTTACGTCCTTTGACAAAGCATCGAACCAATACCGTGGGATCGATGGAAAAACCCCAATCCGCCCCATATCTAAAAATGGCGTCTGAAGGTGTGTCAAAGTCCTCTTTGCGCCAATTCCTGAATACTCTTGCTTCACTATGTTTCTGGTAGTCCCCTAACCAGATATGAGCGTACTTATCAGGATCCCTTTTTTGATCGTATTCGAGTTCTTTTCGCATTGAATCCGGTAGCCAAGGGTTATCACGATAGTTAGCACGCACTACGACTGAGTCAGGGGGTGGATTTTCACTTCTTAAAAAAGCGTCAATCGGATCATCTTCAAATCTTGGATTCCATGACGCCCAAATCTCTGAGTCATCTTTTCTTAGAGTCGGTCTTAGCAAGTCAAGACTGCTCTGGCTTAGATTATGGGCTTCTTCTATCCACGCAATGTCAAAACCTTCTAAGGATTTAATTGACTCTGCCGTGTGGTTCTGCATCCCCTGGAAAATAATCAATCCATTATCGGGAGTCTTAATCTCTGATTTTAACGGATTAAAACAATGTCCTAAGCACATGGCCTCTATTTGAATTTCCAGCAAACGCTTGGCAGAATGTCTTAAGTCTTTTTGTATTTCACGAATGCAGACTGAATGTTTGGGGGGATCTATAAAATGTTTTTCGATCATTGAACCGGCAAAAAACCAACTTTTACCGCTGGACCTGCCGCCGTAAGCGCCTCTATATCTGGCTTTATCGACTAGTAGCGGTTCAGCCCATCGTGGGGTGTCGATTCGTAACGTATCATTCTTTTTTGGGGTCAACGATTACTCTCTCGATTCGTTTGTATTCTACGGGTCCTCCGTCTTGGCCAGTGATTTCCTGGCGTTCTACGTAGCCTCTTTTTTTGCCTTTGCATTTTAGATGAAACATTGCAGCTGTAATGTTCCCTCCTCTGATTGCCTTAAAGATAGTATGTTCCGACAAATCAAGGTAGGATTCTTCAACCTCTTTCACCACTTTCTGCAAATGTGCGCTTCGGTTTACCCTATGCGTTATCGCCGCCGGTGTTACATTCAACATTTTGGCGGCATAGCTTTTAAACCCGCCGCATTTTCTAAGCGCATCTTCGATCTGTTTGACAGTTAGCGGTAGTTGTTTATTCCCATTTCCAGCCAGTTTTTTATATTTTACATTGTTTACGGCATTTTAGCTGTCTTGGAGCGCATGGATAGGTGTCGAACCTTCGCTGTTCTCCTGGTCGGAGCCATCGCCCAACTTCATGCGCTTAGGATACGGTTTAGAAAGCTTTATGACCTTTTTCCTTATGTTTTTATTTAATGGCATCAAGTAACGATGCTTGCCGGGCGTTTTAACCTTTTCAAAATTACCGCCCAGCTTATCTATGGAAGTGGTTTTATATTTCGAAAAAATACTACGCCGATGATAAACCTTATTATTTTTTTTAATAGACCAGTCAGAATTGCTCCTACCGGAATAGATCCAATTGCCAGCTTGGTAGATTCCGCCGTGGTGATTTTGCACCGGATCTGCAAATGAAATTACCATTTGCAGCTTGGGACACTTCTTTTTTAAGAGCCTGATTGAAACTGATACTATCTTACTGACCGGCGTTATATGTTTTGTCAGAGCAACTCTGGTTAATTCACAACCTTCATTTTGTTTTAGACCGAATGGATTTAGAAGATTATAGCTAGCACCTCTACTGAAAATAACTGCCCCTATGTATTTATCATTTTCCCATACACCAATTTTAAGTGTTTTGCCTGCTGGCATAGACCTTGAGTAATGCCAGTGCTTACATGCATAAACAGCGGCTTGATGGGTAGCCCATTCAATTTTTAAGTTCTCTTTGGTCAAATTTTTCTCCGCAATGTGGGCAAAGTATCCATTTAGGATCTAGCTTGTCTAAATCCCCCTGTTCGTCTATGCTGCCTGCGTCGAATTCAGGCAATGAGATATCTATTCCGGGTATATCTATCAATGTTCCTATTTGATCCAGGTCAACATCGAACTGATCCACAAAATCATCAAATCCATGCTGTTCGATCCTCGAGTATTGGCTATTGATCAAAAGTAACTTTTCTGCTGCCTCTTGTTCGTTTTCTGCATCGATTGATACTGTAGGGAGCATATTATCAGGCAGTTCAAAACCGTCTTCTATAAGCTGTCTGACTGCCTCAAATCGTTGATGTCCGTCTAAAATGTTATTTTGCCAGATAAAGATCGGAAACGAAAAACCATATTCCAAAATGGAGTCTTTCAGTTTTCGGATGTTTCTTTCCGAAATAACTTTAAACTCGTTTTGAAACGTCTTTAATTGCTCTAGCGGCAATAACTTTTCGTATTTACACGTTATCTTTATTTTTTTTAATTTTATCGCTGATTTTGTCATCAAGCCTAATTCCATCCGGTGTCCTTATGTTAAGGTGCACCATTATGACCAAAACATTATCATTTAATGATTCGATCTTGTGAAGCATCATGTCATTTACATTTTCAGTTTTTCTAATTAACGCGAAAAGCTGGTCTCTAGATTGTTTGCAAGTTTCTTTGTCGATTACATTAAGACTACCCTTTTGAGAGTGTAGTATATTATCGATTTTTTCCAACTTTTCCTGGTGGCCCGATAGCTTGAACCGGAATGACAAAAATACGGCAACGACACTTATAAGATATGTGATCAAATGGAGTAGGTCTTTAAGTTCAAATGTCATCATGAAACTCTTTGCATTTTCCGCAATATCTGTAACAGATATCCCCGATATTGTAAGACACCGACCCGCATTTAAGGCATTCAATACTTTTGCCATTGGCGGCGATAACATAGCTTTTCGAAGATGTGAGCGATTGTTTATGCAAAGACTGACTAATGGGGATTTTAGCAGGTTTGTCTTTTTTCATGCTTTTCCGATCATAACGGTACCAATCGTTACAACCATAATACAAATTTTTTATTTCTTCATGGTGGTGCGGATGAGCGCACCACCTAGAACGCCGCAAAAACCTAAAATAATAACAGTCAAGACACGCCGACTTTATTGATTTTACTGAGTCCATTATATTTACCCGTAAAATCATCATATGCTATTGTTCTGATTCGTGGCTTCCAGGTCATTCGTTTACCGCCTCTTTTTAGCTTTACTCTTCTCCATGCCCATATTTCGATACAACCTTTACAGTTTAGCCATTCAATACAGTTGTCAATAATATAATCTGTTTCCGTAATTTTGCGGTAATGATCCGAAAAAGAGTTGCCACAACTCTGGATAGCAACAATTCCCCGGCACGGGCAAAGAGCGATTATGTCAGCAAATCCAAATAAATCGATACGGTAACCATGAGTTCCAGGCACATGAATAAATCGTTCCACTATACCGCATGACCGCCCCTGGTCTCTAAGTGCTTTAATGGTCCTTTGTGTGGGAGATATACTCATGTTAACATTCTAAACCTATTGAAATAATTATGCAACTTTTCTTTTTTTAGCCATATCTCTATAAATTTGGTCGATTTTCGCCTTGGCGTTACGTTTGTCTTTTTTAGTTATCCTATACTTTGCGTTTCCGAATCCGTAACGATATCGGCCTTTTACTATGCTATGCAAATATTTAAGACTGCTTGTCGTCCAAAAAAGGTGTTTCTTGATTCCAACTTTCAGGGCGGCTTCGCTCCCCACATAGCTACGCTTAAGCTTATGGT